CATTTTAGTATTTACTAGTTAAACCGTGCATCTAGCACGTGCAGCAAATCTAGCATCTTCTGGTCTAGGTAGTCAACTGTTAAAGTAAGAAAGTTTTAATGGGTATTGATGATGATTGATTTATAAGTTTATCACGAAAAAAGCGAGGAGAGTAAGTGGCTTGGGAGGTCTTATTATATATATAAAAATATATTTATATAAATAGAAACATCAATAAACCTCTCTCATCCTCTCGCCCTCCCTTTACTTTTCTTATATACTTATTTTTCAATCATCATTAACATCTGACAGTTTTTCCTGCTCTACGTAATTTATGATTATAGTCTAGGAAAAATGTTGTCCTGGTGTACGTAGTCCAGAGGGGAGGGGGCCAGAAGCAAAGCGACTCCAGAACTATCACCCTCTCTGGGAAAATGACAAAAAATACGAGTTAGTTAACAGTTACCAAGGTGCTTTAACTGTTAGGTTGGATGGCATCAAAGTTGCTATAGGCGAATTGGTTATGGATACCAGCAGTAAAATCAAGTTCGAGGGGTTCTCGAAGAGAGCCAAAGAAATTTGCCTTAGCACCGCACTAATCAAACACTACCTGAAGAAAGAAAAGGAAACTTGGAATGGCAAGGACAATAGCGAAACCACAAGTTAACCAGCAACAGGCGATTAGACCTGTAAGGCGGGTATCTCCGCAGTTTGTACCCCCGATAGCTCCTGCTACCGGAATAGACACCGGGCCTACAGTATACAACGACTACTACCAACCTCCGACTTCGCAGCCTATATTTCCGCCTCCCGGTGCTGTAAAACCTGTTCCTACTCCTGCTCCTGCGCCCAATGCTATCATAGCAGAGCCTATGCCAAGGAGGCGTATGGGTACTCCAGCTCCAAGGCCAGAAAACTACGGCCCATCTCCAGACAGAGTATGGATGCCAGAAAATCAACCCCCCACCGTAGACCCAAGATTTCGGCGAGAAACTGGAGAAGGCGACATAGCTTTGCCTGACCCAAGAACTACACCACCAACTTCCCCCATACAACCAAACCTAGTTACACCGCAACAGCCTAATTTACTACCTCCGGTTTCTCCCGTACAACCAAACCTAACTGTACCACAAAAACCTAACTTACTACCGCCAATTTCGCCGGTACAACCAAACTTAGTCACACCTGAACAACCTTTACCTGTACCCGGCCCCAACGTAGGTGTAGATACAACAGCAGAACCAGTTGACATACAACAGCCTCAACCCGTCTACATCGAGGCTCCCATGCCTCTGCCGATAGACCAAGGGCCAATAGGAACCCAAATAATTAGACCCCAAGCAGACCCCGTAGGAACAATAACACCAGAGTTACCCCCGACACTATCCCCAATAAGTCCTCCGGTTGTCGCTCAAGAAACTTTCTCTCCACCAACTCTCACAGAAACAGCCACCGCAGAACCCATACAAATACAGCAACCTGCCCCTGCGACAGAACAACCAATAGTCCCTGACGAAGTAACAACAATCCTAGACGACATAGTACCAGATGTAACCACCACAGAACCTAAAAGCATAGTTGTGCCTGAGTCTGACGTACCCCAATGGGCAGAAAGCCCACAGGCACAGCAAGTACAAGATATCATAGACCAAGCACCGCCGATACAAACTGCCCCTGTTATTGCACAAAACCCTCTAGCACAGCCACCAATACAAACTGCACCGGAAATAACCACTCAGTTACAGCCAGAAATAAACCCGTACGAAGTAGCCTTACCCCCAATAGACCCTAAGCAACAACCAGCCCCCACCGTAACAGAACAGCCAATAACCGTAGCAGAAGATTCGATTCCTGTACAGGAGCCTGTACAGTTAGACCCCGTGCCTATTCCGGTAGAACCAGAAACTATGGACGCTGGCGAGATAAACTTTCCACCTCCCGGCTCTAACCCAATGATCTTCAAAGACCAAGAGGGTGACATGGTTAAAAACGTACCGGGACACGCTTCTGGCCCTCACGGCTACGTACGCGGCCCTGTAACAGAACCCGGCAAACCCCCTCTAGATCCCGCAATAGTACAGGCTAATCCAGAAATCTTAGCTAAAACTATTGACCCATCAACGACCTTAACGGAAGACACAGTTGTTATACCAGAGGGAATAGATGTAAACGCAGGGCCAGATATAACCCAAGTACAAGAACAACCATTTACCGGTGAGATAACTGATGCACAGATAGTAACAGAAACTCCAGACTCGCCACCTGCAACCCTTGATCGCTTACAGCCTAAAACAGAAACAACAGAAACATTTGCACAGAATCCAAACTTAGCTGTACCAGACTTGCCAGAACAGCAGGTAACACCGGATAGGAACCAGCAAGTTCAGGCTCAAGAACCAGCACCGGGTCGTGGCTGGTTATACACAGGCCCGCAGGGTTATGCAGAAACGCGCTGGTCTACGTCTGGCGCATCTCAAGGACAGCCTATAATATCTCAAACACCTTACACATCTGGCCCACAGGTAAACAGAGAGACTGGAGAAATAACACAACAGCCACTCTCATGGTGGTCGAATCGCGCAGGTTACGACTTCAAGCAAAATGCACCACTCCCTACAGGAACCCCCGGCAGCGTAATGGGCGGCAATACAGGAACAACCGGAACAACAGAAACAACAACAATATCAGAAGGAGTTCCCGGCGGTTCGCGGAACGGTTTTACAATGCAGGAAATTATGGATGTATCAGAAGGAAGCGTAACTCCTGTGCTTGACAGTCTGCATCCTAATGGTATTAACAATGGCAAGACAGTTACTTTCAGAACGGTCGAAGACTTTGATAACTGGGTAGATGGAAACCAATCGTTAAGACCGGACATTGGGTTTAGTAATCTTAATTACGAGAAGAAAGACGAGACGGGTAAAATCGTAGGCTACGGCAACAAAGCTTTAGATGGGTTCAACGAGCTAGGTGGTATGATTAACAACATATTTGACCTTGCCGGAGACCCAAGTAAGACGATTAGCGAGGAATCCTTACAAGCATCTGGCCTGAAAGGCACAAAAGACCAACTAAAAGAATTTGCGAAAAACCTAAACAAACTGAGAAAAGAACTTGGTCAAACATGGGAAACAAGTAAGGACGAAGCTTGGGGTAGAAAGTGGAACAATTTAACAGAAACCCAAGAATACGGAGACCTTCAACCTATGGGAATTTTTGCCCTACTCACAAACCCGCCAGCAGCCATCGGAATGACAGCTAACGCACTCCTTAGCGACATTAAAAACGCAGCTCAAGGTATGTTCGAGGCTAACGCAGACTACTCAGGAAACCCAATACAAGACGTACTCAACGGAGCTTTCCACTTACTTGGCCAAGGTGCAAAAGCAGTTGGTTCGATGTTTTCTGAAATCGGCCAAAAAATAACAGGTAAGCTAAACTTCACATCTAAGGATTTGAAAGAAGACCCGATGGAAGTATCCAGAAAACTACTCTACCGCAGCAAAAACGAAGACGATGAAGTAGGCGATATGAGATACAGGATAACCAAAACACTACTGGAAAACGGTGTAAAGGTTAAGTTCCACAACAACGCTATGTCTTTTGACAGCACGATAACGTCGCAACGAATGGCCGACGCTAAACAAGTTATAGCAGACTTAGGCTTAAACGCTGGTATGCTGGATATAATTGCAGGTACAGATGGAATTGATTGGACAGGGAGCGAAGACTTCAGAGAGTTTCTACTAGAACTTGCTAGGCAACAGCGAGAAGCCGCACAAAGCTAATTACTAAATGAAAAACCAAGATTTACAGGCTATTGCCCTCGCAAGGCAAGGACTTAGCCCGTCAAAAATTGGAGAGTTACTTGGTCAGAGTAAAGAACACACAGCGTTCAAAGTAACCTTTGACAACCTCTTTAAGTACCAGCTTGAAAAAGCTACATCAAAAAACGAGGAAGACCTAGACTACAACGCTGAAGAACCAGAGTTTAACTTCAATGAAGAGGTAGACAAATTATTACCCTTGGCTTTCCAAACTGCCCGTGAGTTATTGGAGTACGGAGAAAACGAAGCTGTCAAGAAAGACATCTTCAAGTGGCTCGGAGATCAAAAGAGCGATAAGAACACCAAGGGAATCTCGTTCAACATAAACGACATTAACCTCCGACTGGAAACTGCTCAAAAACGTGTAGAAGAAAATTTCGTAGATGTCGATAGCTACTAAACAAGAACGTAGCCTAAAGTTTAACTCGCCCCTAGAACTCGTCACATTCGTAGATGACGAGATTCTTAACGGTCAGATGAAACTACACAAGTGGCAAGCTCAGATAATGACTGACTTTGCCAAGCCATCTACTGACCAAGACCCGTTTCGTTCAGTTGTTCGTGCAGCTAACGGTTCGGGTAAGGACAAATATATAATAGCCCCTTGCGCCGTATGGTTAGGTACAGTCTATGATGACTCGCTTTGCATCATAACTTCTGCATCTGGTAATCAGTTGGATCGCCAGACAGACAGGTATATACAGCAATTACTCAATGGAATAAATAGATTGTTTGAGAAGCAGATATGGAAAATAAACTACAGACATTACACTAACTTGTTGAATGGCTCCACGATAGAGTTGTTTGCAACAGATGAACCCGGTAGAGCTGAGGGCTGGCATCCAGCGGTGGCTAATGGTCAGTTTGGAATTTTCGTTTCAGAAGCTAAGTCTATTACTGACGACATCTTTACAGCTTTAGCTCGCTGTACTGGCTTTACTAAACGTGTCGATGTCAGTTCGCCAGGAATACCTGACGGTCACTTCTACAACGCTTGTGTGGGTAACGTATGGAAACAGTATCACGTAACGGCTTTTGATTGTCCGCATCTTAGTCAAGACTACATAGATGACGTAAAGAACGCTTACGGAGAAAACTCCACCCTCTACCGTTCAATGATTCTAGCTGACTTTGGTGGCTTAGAAGAACAGGTAGTGATAAACTTTCAACAGCTTGTGGAACTCGATGAGGTTGAGATAGATCACAAGGCAGCCGAGCAGAACACAGCAGGTCTTGACCTTTCAGCAGGTGGTGACGAACAGGTTCTTGCGGTACGTAACGGTAATCAACTTATTGCGCTTGAGTCATTTAAGTTTACGGATACGGTTGTTTTGATTGAGCATCTTGAAAAACTTTTCTACAAATACAATCTAGATAACCAAGATGCCATAATATACGGAGATGCTGGTGGTCTAGGTAAGCCAATACTTGATACATTAAAAGCAAACAACTGGCCTGTCAAGTACGTTCTTAACCAAGCAAAACCTCGTAATGAGTTAGCCTACTTAAATCGCGGCGCAGAAACGTGGTTTAACGTAGCTAAACTTATTGAAAACAAGGAGATAATCATACCCAAGTACAGTACATTACGTAAACAGCTTGCCTCTCGATACTACATGGTAACGCCTCAAAACAAGCTACAGCTAGAGAGTAAGAAGGTAGCGAAGTCGAAAGGGCGTAAGTCTCCTGACCAAGCCGATGCTTTTGTGCTTGCTTTCTGTGACTACTACCCTACAAAAACCAGAGGTAAGCGTGTCAAGTACAAACTTAACAAGTGCGAACCGAAGACTGAGCGTAAGGTTTTTACCTTAAAGCAAGCTAAGCATAACAATCGTATTAAGCATTTATTGCCTAAGCGTGATCCTGTCGCTCAAGAATTTTTACTCGAAGAGATTAGGGCATTACAAGAATGAAGACTGATTATGACTACATAAAGTATGATGATGCGGCGAAAGAAATACATCGCCTAAACAGCCATCTTCAAACACAAGCTACAAAAGCGGACGAACACAGACTCCTGCGTCATCCTACAATAGACATAGACGCAGAGCAGCGTAGTGGCCATTTAGCTCCAGATGAGTTGTACATACCGTTGCACCTTGTGGATATGAACATACGACGCGAACAGGCTCGTTACGTGTCTTATATAAGTTCTTCAAGGCGTGTGGCTATCTTCAAAAGTCTCAACGATGTTACGTTTGACTCAACTGTACTTGAGGAAGACTTTACAGACAAAGCAAGATACACGGGCTGGCAAACATCCATATTCCGTATCATAGATTCCATGCAGCTACACGGCTACGGTGTAGCAGAAGTTTCTTTCGACGTAACAAAACCTGGTCACTTTGCTGTTAACGATGTTAACTTTGAAGATCTTGGTTTGCCTGAAGATGCGCGGGACATACAAGCTTGTGAAATGATTGTTCACAGGCACTACTTCACAGACCTTCAGTTAAAGCGTATGGCTGAAACCGACGACTTTAACAAAGAGCAGGTTAACAATTTGGATTTTAAGGAGCTGGCTGAGAACTACTCCTTGATGGAAGTTCAGAAGGTTTTGTTCAAAAAGAACAACGTAGTTTATGTTGGGTGGGCTTGTATAGATCGTTGTAATGATTGGGTACGTAAGCCTCGCCCTTTGTTCCTTGGTAAACGTCAACAAGGTGAAGAACTATTTGAAACGCAGTATCCTTACGTCTTATTCCCGTACAACATTAACGAGGACACGACCATCTCGCTGATGAAAGGGCGAGCAGAACTTGATGAGTATGCACAAGAATCGGCAACATCACTCTTATCGTCGTTTGTTACGGCGCACCGTAGAGCCTCTGGATTGTACTTCGCCAAGGACAACAACGATCCAAACAACACCAATGTACAAACTAGCGTGTTCTTTACTCCAAACGCTCTTATTGATTCTAACATAAAACAATTTCAGCTTAGTCCACCTGACTCATCTATCATGGGCGCAATCCAAACGATACTGGGTCAGAATATGCAGGAGACTTCTCAGGTAAACTTTGCGGCCATGAACCGTAAAGATAGTCGAAAGACAGCCACAGAAGTACAAGCTGCAACGTCAGAAGCCCAAGCACTTTCAGCTTCACAAGTTGCGCTCTTTAGCATAGCACTTAAAAAAGTTTACACGCAATGTTGGAACATATACAGGTTAAGAACAATAGAAGGACTTATACAGGCTTCAATACCTCCAAATTTTTTCACAGACCACGAATACTCAATAAGACCGGCAGGGGACGCAGACGTAATAGAGCGTCAGGAAAAGATAAACAAGATGATGCAAGCATGGCCTGTCGTTCAACAAACAGGCGCGGCTTCCCTCTTTCTTAAACGCTTCGTCTCAATGTTGTTTCCTGAAGATGGTCAAGCCTACGTTCAAGCTATCCAAGATGACAACGCCAAGACACAGCTACTCATGCAGCTTCAAACAATTGTTCAGTCTTTAATTACTGATCCAGAAACCGGGCAGTTAAGTGAGGAGGCACAACCTTATCAGCAGCAACTGCAACAGATAATGCAACAGGTACAGCAGGTACTAAATCCAAATGGACAGCAGCCACAACCAACAGCAAGCTGAGTTAGCGTTTTTGCAATGGCGTGATTCTGTATGTACGAAACTTTTGATTGAGCGATTGGATGAATATAAAGAACAAATACTAAACGAGATTAAATTTAAGTCTGTAGACGCGGCCTCTCCAGACTCTATAATACGTTACAGGGCTGCACAGTTAAAAACAGTAGACGACATAACCAGTATAATAAATGAGCGAGGAAACATTATTCGAGCAGAAGGTAACAGTCCAAGATCAACGGGCAGGAACATCAACGCCGGTCGAAGAACTCGAAACAGAACCAACTGAAACAACAGAAGAAGTAGAATCTTCTGAGAACCAGCTTGACCTGTTTGACGACATCTTTGACGGGGAACTTGTAGAAGACGAGGGTGAGACACAGGATGTCCCAGCCGACGATGACGAAGCCGAACCCTTACCAGAGGGTGAGCTTTTAGATGATGAACAGGCAGCGGTTGAGCCAGCGCAGACAAAAGCAGAGCCACGTAACTACGATGACTTTGATGAGTCTGAGAGGCCGTTGCTAAAGCAGATGTCTAATGCGGCTTTTGAGAAGTACGCCAAGAATAAGCGGGAGCTTTCCGAGGCAAGGGCGCAGCTTGAGGAACTCAATAAGCAAGATTCTGGAGTTAAAATGCCAGAAAATATGCACGAACATCCCGAAGCCTACACTCTCTCGCACGAATACAGAGAAGCAGCTACCAACTACTCTAAGGCTCAGTCTGAGTTTAATCATTGGAAACAGCAACTTATCAACGTACGTAATGGAGAAGCTTGGCAAGGCATAGAAGGCTACGACCAGAACGGTCAGATGGTCGCAAGTAAACAGGCTTACCAGCCTACACAGTCTTCCGAGATAGACATTGAATCTGCACTACAAGAAGCCAAGAACTTTATGAATCAGTTTGGCCAACAGGCTGCACATATTCAGCAGAACTACAGTGACATCTACAAGAATGCTAATACGATGTTAGCAGACGAGCAGAAGAAATACTTTGAGTGGGAAGGAGATCCAGAGAAGTTGAACACATCTATTGAAACGCCGACTGGAAAACCTGCTACGATAGGCCAGATTAAAGAGGGTTTTTTCGAGGCAATTCCATCAAATTTCAAACGTCATCCCGTAACTAACTTAGCATCAAACCTTTACGTCACTTTGCAATTGCAGTCTGCGGAGCTTGGAAAGTTGAAAAAACAGCTTGACATCTCGGAGACAAATAAGAAAGATTCTCGACGAGTCGAACCGAGGTCAGCAAGGAAGTCAGAGCCAGTAGGTGATGATGAAATGTTTTCAACGACAGACTTTGAAAAGCTACTAGGGTAAGGGCATACCACTGCTACTATAGGCGAAGGGCATCGCAACGCAGAGAGTGCGTATTAGAACTCTCACAAAACCGGAGTTTACGGACTCCTCAACTTGTAATATAATAAAACATTATGCCTAGTTCAGTCGCTGCTGATAGTGTGATTCATGCGTCTAACGCAACAGCTACACCATATCAGCCTGAGTTTAGAAAGCTTTCTTTCTATCTCGCACGTAACGAAGTTGCCCAGTTCCCTAAGTGGAATACCTACGATAGCCTTTTTGGTTCTATTAAGTGGCAACCTAACATGGGTGATACCCTTAATGGCCTGACCGCAACGCCTAGCCCTGTGGAAAGGATAACCTTCGCTCCTAATACTCTTGATGCTTTCCCTGCGAAAGATCAGTTCAAAGTTGGTGAGCGTTACGAAACTGCAAAGCTTGGAGCGCATCGTTTTGAGAGTCATCGTTTCCGTTTCTTGAGTAACTTTGAGTCTTTCTGGCGGGATCAACTTCAGTACGCGCATAAGGATATTGTTCGTCAAATTGCTTTGGCCAACAACATCTTCACTCGTACGTTGATGTATTACCAGACACCGGACGTTTATGTTTGTAACAGAGGTCTTAGCTCTGGTTTAACGCTCGCCTCAAATCACGAAAAGCGTGCATTTACTGGTGATGACGTTCGCCTTGTAGACAACGCCGCTGACGGTATTGGAACTACAACTTCTCACGGTGGCTCTGCTACAGTTACTAATAGTGGTGGTGAGTCTTATCGTGACCAGTTCGCACATGGCGCAACTAATGTTGCTGGCAACTTAACCTTAAAAGATATTTACAAAGCTATGTTGCACTTGCAGGAAGATGTTCAGGCTCCTACGTTTGATCGTCTTCAAAACGCACCAAAAGACTCTGAGTTCATTAAGGGTAAGTACGTTCTTATTTGCTCTACGGAGGCTTGGTCTTCTTTGATGTGGGATGCTGACCTCAAAGCCGGCGACGATGGTAACGCTCGTTTAGGTTCTGCTAACCTCAGTCTTATATCTGATGGTTTTGCTGGTGATCTGTTCGGCAAAGTTACTGCTAAGTTTGACCCGTATCCTTTACGGTTTACAGATGATGGCAGTTTTCTGGCTCCGCAAACTGTTGACGGAACAACTGGCAAGGTAGTTCCTAATAGCAACTATACTGCTATCAGCGCAACCAGTAGTGATACTAAAGCTAGTTGCGAGGTAGCGTTCCTTGTCGGTGCAGATGCGTTTAAGACAATCGCTGTTGGCCCACCGCCGAAAGAGTTTGCCTCTAAGAACATGAGTGCCAAGAAGTTCTACTCTATGAAGTGGAACGGTGAGGTTACTCTGACGGATCAGTTCTTGATTCCTAATAGTGGTACTGCTCTGTCTGATACAGGTACGCAGGACTTGAACGTGTACGGTGACTACTTGAAGTTTATCTCGCAAGCTGTGTTTGGTGGTATCCCCGGTGATGCTCGCCATTGCTTGCCGATATTCTATCGTCGTCGTCGCACTACTTAATTCATAACAATGGAGGGGGTGTAAAAGCCCCCTCCACTTTCTTTTTCTATTATGGCTACTTTATCTCTAAGAGCTGGTCGCGTAACAAACGGCACAGTTAACACTCCTTCTTTAGTTACAGTTCCTCTTGATGCAGGAGGTGGTGAAAACGTAAAGCTTCTTGACGGACGTTATCAGTACGCAACAGCATTAGTTCAAAATGTTGGCTCTGAAAATATGTACATTCGTGTAGATGGAGTTGCTACAGATGACGTTTATCATATAAAACTTTCTCCTATGTCACAGGCTGATATAGGCGATGTACAATTTACAGACGTAACAGCGTGTACAGCAGCGGGAACAGCTACGACTACTGCCGTGGTTTTTAGCGTGCAGATTGGCGATAGTGTTCACACGCCTGGTACAGCTTACTAAAACATAAGGCTACGTTATGGCTAGGATTACTCAGCAAAGTTCAATTCATACAACAGGTGTCTCTTACGAAAACGAACCCATCGTTAGATCAGATGGTTCTGGCGAGATCATGCAATGGCAACCGTCTGATGGCGGTGCTGATGGCGTCTACATAATACAAGACGCAAGCAGTGGTGCTGCCGAATTAGGAATTGGTATTTCACCGGCTGTTGCGTTTCACGCCAAAGTCCCAGCAACAACCGGATCGTCTCCATTAGAAGTTGCGCGTCTAGAAGTTAAAGATGAAGGCGTAAACTTGGTCGCAGGAATGGGGCCGAAACAAAGTTTCTACATTCCGCACAGCACGGCTTCGTTTGAAGGTGCTTCGATAGCGGCGAAAAAAGAGACTGCAACAGACGCTGACGAGTCAACTTCGCTCGTATTTTCAACTTGTCCCGATGCTGGAACAAATACCGAGCGTCTCACTATAGCAAGTGACGGAAACATCGAACAGCATACTGATTCAAACGGCATAGTTAAATTTGGAGTTAAGAACGAATCCACCGGCACAGCAGCGCGTGCGATGGTGAACGTACTCAGCGACAGCGGTAATTTAGACCTGTCGATGAACGGTTCAAACTACACAGGCGTTGCGGGTTGGGCCGACAGCGGCACGATTTCAACAGGCAGCGGTGCGTCTGGTGGTTTGAAAATGAATGCAGTCGTCGGAGGATTGGCACTGCAAACTAATCAAACGACACGACTGTCAATTGCTAACAGCACCGGCGACGTTCTGGTAGGTGCTGCTGCACTTGATGCCAACGTCGGCGCGAAGAAAATGCAGCTAGAAGGTTCGGCTAGCACAGCAGTCGGCCCCGAGTTACTGCTGCACAATCCTGCACAAGGCAGCGGCGCGGCTTCGCTTTTAACTTTTGGTGGAAAGGCGAGTGGCACAGAGGGGTACACTGCCGCAATTAAGGTCACAAATACCGGAACGCTGACTATTGGGACTGCGAACGCAAGTGGAGGTTTCAGCGAACCGGCGGCGGATTTAACGATAAACTCCAGCGGCACACTCACAGTTGGTTCACTCAACATCGGTCACGGTGCGAATGGTGACGCAGAAAGCACAGCCGTTGGTGATGGTGCGCTGGATGCAAACGGTTCAGCTTCAACGGCAGTAAGAAACACGGCTATTGGTCACGATGCGCTGACTGCACTGAACGACAATAATGCCGATCACAACACGGCGGTCGGTAACAATGCTGGTGCAGCAATAACGAGTGGCTACCAAAATACTTTTGTTGGTTCAAATAGCGGTCAGACTGATACTGGTATACAGAACACCGCTGTTGGTTATTCTGCGCTAAACGCTGATTGCGCTAACTACAATACAGCGGTTGGCAACAGCGCACTTCAGGCATTCACCGGCAACGGTGCAACAGCAGTAGGTGCTTTTGCAGCAGACGTTGCAGTTGGTCAAACTGGTTTAACTGCTGTTGGTAAACACGCATTGGGTGCTGCCACTAGCGGTAATGACAATACAGCGGTGGGTGATAACTGTTTAGACGAAACGATTGACGGCGCAAACAATACTGCTGTCGGAGTTGCGGCTTTATCAGCAGATTGTGCTGACGACAACACAGCGGTTGGAAAGCACGCATTAATTAGTTTTACCGGATCAGACGCAGTTGCAGTTGGAAGTGGTGCAGCAGACGCAGCAACTAGTGCATTAAATCTGACTGCGGTTGGTCAAGGCGCTTTAAGTGCAACCATTGACGGTGGTTACAACACGGCACTTGGTGCTACTGCATTGGGTACTGGCGATTGTGGCGATAACAACACGGGAATTGGTTATGCAGCACTTTATGCATTTACGGGTGCTAACGCAACAGTAGTCGGTTCACACGCAGCAGATGCAGCGACAAGTGCAGCGAATTTAACTGTTGTAGGTACTCATGCAGCAGGATCGGTAACAGAGGGTGACGACCAAACAGCCGTTGGAAACAACGCATTAGCTAGTTGCGTAACAGGAGCGCAAAACACCGCAATCGGCGCAAGTGCAGCTTTTGCGTTAACAGGAAACAGCAATGTGATGGTCGGTATGAATGCCGGTTATTACGCCACAACCGTAGACCACTGCGTAGCAATCGGTCGCAATGCTTTCCTTGGTGCAAGCGGCAACACCACAGGCGACTACAACATAGCAATTGGTAGTTACGCCTTAGACAAAGTTACTACCGCTACGCAAAACGTATCCATTGGATACAATACTTTAACTAATCTGGTTACCGGTGACTACAATACTGCTGTTGGTCACAGCGCCGGTCTAGACGTAACAGGCGACAGCAACGTGCTAATTGGTCGCCTTGCTGGATATGACGCTACTACAATTAGCAGTTGTGTTGCGATTGGGCGTGATGCTTTACGAGGTGATGGTACTACTGCGGTAACTGGCAACGATAACATAGCAATCGGTAGTTATACCCTTGATGCAGCAACGACTGCTTATTCCAATGTTGCAATTGGGTACAACGCTGGCACAGCGATTACGTCAGCAAACCAGAATGTTGCGATAGGTCACAGCGCGCTCAAGACCGAAGACCAAGGCGGCAACACCGTAGCTATTGGTTTTCATGCCTTGTTTGATCAAAACGTAAACTCCGCAAACAACACGGCGGTTGGGAGTCAAGCTGGTCTAAACTTAACTGAGGGAACCGATAATGTTTTCATCGGGTACAACTCTGGTGGTTTAGGAGAAATTACCGGTGACCATAATACAGTTGTTGGCGGTGGTGCTGGCAAGGATTTGACAAGCGGTTATCGCAACGTGCTACTTGGATACGGTGCTGCCGCAAACGTCACAAACAACCACAACAACATTGTAATTGGCTACAACGCGTTAGCATCAGCCAACGATGGTGAACTGTACAATGTCGCTATTGGGTCGAGCGCGTTAGCCAACGAAACATCCGGTGCTGACGCTTGTGTAGCTATTGGTCACAGTGCGTTACAAGGTCAAAATGCTAACGTAATCAATACTGCTGTTGGTTACCAAGCGTCGATGCGTAACAAATCTGCTACCAGCAACACAATGTTTGGTTATCGGAGTGGATACGCAACTGTTGATTCGTACAACACAATGGTTGGTTATGACGCTGGGTTTGCAGTTGGTCACGCAGCAGCTAACACAGCACTCGGCTATCACGCCCACAAAAGCAGCACATTTACCGACGGCACTTGCGACTTAAACGGATCAACAACAATATTGTGTGACTCGTCTGGCCAAATTGCAGTTGGCCAAACGGTAACTGGTAGTGGCATTCCGTATGGTGCTTATGTTGATTCAGTCAACAGCGCGGGATCGGTTACGTCGTTTACGATTTCAATTGCTGCGACAACAACAGCTAACAATCAGACGCTGACGTTCTACTCAGGAACCGGCGACAGCAACACTTGCATTGGTTACTTAACTGGTGAGGACTTAACGACGGGTGCTGAAAACACATTTGTCGGTCGTAATGCTGGCGCAAATATGACGACCGGTACTGGCAATGTCGCTGTTGGTGTGTATGCGCTTGATGCGGCTAATGGCACGGAACACTACAATGTCGCCATTGGTCACCAAGCGTTAGGTACTGAAACAAGCGGCGCAGACTATTGTGTAGCAATCGGAACTAACGCGCTACTCAGCCAAAACGGCAACGTCAAAAACACCGCAATAGGTGGACTCGCGGGTGATGCAATTACGAGTGGTACTGGCAACACGGTTGTCGGTTATTTAGCTGGTAGCGCAGTTTCTACTGGCAACGCCAATACAGTACTGGGTAATTCAGCTTTCCAAGCTGGAACAGGACAGAACAACACGCTGATTGGTTATACTGCTGGCGCAGGTGCAATGACAGCCAGCGACAATGTTTGCGTTGGTTATCAAGCTGGTCTGGCAATAACAAGCGGCCCCGGCAACGTACTGATGGGCTTTGATGCCGGTAAGGCAATAACCATAGGCGATTACAACATCGCCATCGGTTATGCAGCGGCTGATGCGATAACTGGTGATAGCAACCACAACCTTGCTATTGGTAAAGATGCATTGGGTGCTGAAGCAAGTGGTGCAGACTATTGCATCGCTATCGGTTCTAATGCGCTGACGGCACAAAACGATGCGGCAGCAGTCAACATGGCGATTGGGGTAAATGCCGGTCTCGCAGTTACGGATGGTTCAAAAAACGTACTAATTGGCCTTGAAGCTGGAAGCGCACTAACTACTGCGGACGAATCTGTTGCGCTTGGTTATCAAGCACTCAAAGCGGCTACTGGGGGTCACAATACTGCAATCGGCTCACAAGCATTGGACGCTGTAGTTGCAGGAACTCACAACACAGCAGTTGGTTCTAATGCAATGGGTCAAGCTGATGGCGGTGAGTCAAAAAATACAGCGATAGGACAAGCTGCATTGTTTGCACTAAACAACGATGCCGCTGACAACAATGTTGCAGTAGGATTTGAAGCCGGTCGCTACCACGAAACAGACCCATCATCAACGCCTGGTTCAGGAACACCAGACGGCGACAATACGGGTGGCGCTAATTCAATTTACATTGGGTACGATACTCGCGCCTCATCGACGGCTCCCAGTAATGAAATTGTCATTGGTTATACGGCTGTATCCAACGGTGACAACACGATCACACTTGGCAATGACGACACGGGCGCAATTCACTGCGCGGATACATCAATCGCCGCGCTATCGGATCGCCGAATCAAGCGTGACATCAAGGACACGAATGTTGGCTTGTCGTTTGTTGAGAAGCTAACTGCCGTTGAGTACAAAAAACTGAATCCTGCTGATTGGCCGGAGGAAATTCGGAGTCACCGTTATCGCGTTGAGGAACAGCAGGAACTTGTCACGCCAGCAGTTGAAGCTGCTGAAGCCGTGTACGAGGACGTTGTTGTTGTCGAAGCACGCGCTGCTGTTGAGGAAGTCACCGAGACGATTGAACACCCAGCGAAAGAGGAGGTTTGGGAAGACGTAATCATTCCTGCTGTTGAGGAACTCAAGGAGGAACAAGTTACCCAACACGCATGCGAGGAAATTACCGAGGAACGTGTTGTACAAGAGGCGCAGGAGGAAATTACCGAGGAGCGCATAGTACAAGAAGCACGCGAAGAGATTAAAGGTGAACGCCACAAGCACGACGAGAAGGAAGTCACCGAGGAGGTTGAGAAGGTGGAGATGGTTAAGGGTGAAGGCAACAACTACATCCGAAAAGTCACCACCGAAACAGTCACTCGTATTGAGCGGACTCCGTTGTATGTGGATCATCCGGTCGTCAACGAGGACGGTACTCCATGCTTGAACATTATTTCACCGGCTGTTGAAGCCAAAGAAGCGGTCACTCGCGAGGTTCCAGCAGTTACGGAGGAACGTGAGATTCCAGCGGTCACAGAAGAACGTCAAACAGTAGACGAAAATGGTGACGGTGTTGTTGACGAAGAAGGTAACGCAGTCATGGAAACCGTGGTTATTGAACCGGCCAAGACTGAAATCGTTGAACTTGAGCCAGCACGAACTGAAATTGTTGAGCCAGCAGTTGAAGCCAAAGCGGCTGTCACCGAACAAGTGATACATCAATGTCCGGTTCGCGAGGAGTACGTCGTTCAAGAAGCACAAGAGGAGAAGCGCGAAACCGTTGTTGTGCAGGAGGCACGCGAGGAGAAGCGTGAGACTGTCGTGGTTCAAGAAGCGCAGGAAGAAGTGCGCGAGATGGTTGTTGTCCGCGAAGCTGAACCGGAACGTACTGAACGCCGCTTGGTATCACCGGCTGTTCCAGCACGAACTGAAGTGCGCGTGATTACACCAGCCGAGCCAGCAGTTGAGGAAGTCAAGGAACGTCGCTTGGTGAGTCCAGCAGTCGAGGCACAAGAAGCTGTTTACAAGACAGTAACTGTACCGGCTGACGAACGACCAGACGACGATGACACGGTGCGTCTCGGACTTGTCGCACAGGATGTACAAACCGCGATGGCTGATGCCGGTGTTGAGTTTGATTTGGTGACTAAAGGCGCGAACGGAAAGCTGGCGGTGAAGTACAGCAACTTGGTGATTCCGTTGCTGAAGGCTGTACAAGAACTAAGTGCAGAAGTTAAAGCACTTAAAGGATAATTTTTATGGACTCAGAAAATCCAGAGAAGAAGGAAACCGTTATCATTAACGGGGAAGAACACAACGTAGCAGACTTGACTCCACAGCAAGTCACGCTAATAAACCATGTAAGTGATCTTGACCGCAAAGCGAGTCAGATTAACTTCAGTTTGGAACAAACACTTGGAGCGAGAAATCACTTCATGGGTTTGTTGAATCAGTCGCTAGAAGAAAAAGAAGATACAGTAGACAAAGCAGTTAATGACTAATGTCCTAGATCATGCAGCACTTGATCGCGTAGCAGAACAAGCAATCGGCCATTATGGGTGGATGATTGTTGCTGCGTTTTGTGCGCTGCTGTTCAAGGACATCTTGTTTAACTTTGCCCAAGGTTTACTAATCTATTGGGGCAGTAGTTTTGAGAATGACGAAATTCTCTACATTAGTGGGAGGCAAGCACGGGTTATACGACTCGGCTTGACCTCTACTACTTTTTTTATGACTGATAGGCAGACAAAAATGATTGTACCTAACGAACAGTTAAAGGCTCTTATTGTAGAGAAAAGGCTGCCTGTCAATGGCGGTGAAGCCTACTTGCCGAAAGGTGACGAAGTTGGCGTAATGAAAGTGGAGCTGGTAGAAGATGAACAGGACTGATAAAATAACACTAGGAATTTTCATAGGAGCGTTGGTCTTTATTGTCGTGATGGCAAGTGGCTGTAAGTCTTTGCCGGGTTCTTTGGAAGTAGACACGCCTTTCTTTGATATAGAATACCAAGGCGAAAAGAGTGAATGAATTTGGATGATCTTAAAGTTGCAATCGCTAGTGCTACAGGTTTGGGTAACTGGATGGTTGAGATAGACCTTGTTCTCAAGGTGGCTATATCTGTTGCAAGTTTAGTCTACATAAGTTTGAAGATACGACAACTTTTGAAGAACGGTAATAAGTAAAACAGAAAGCAATACTATGCCTTACGGAAAAGGAACATACGGAAGTAAAGTGGGTAGACCACCGAAAACGGGTAGAGCTGCTAATGCGGCAGCCAAAAGAACCGCCAAGAAAGCTGTTAAAACAGCTATGGCAAAACGAAAGAGACGTTAAATGTTATCAGGTAAAAAGACATACATGACGGCAGCCGGTGGTATTCTCGCGGCTGTAGGTGCGTACTTCTCTGGAGACATGGAAATGGGTACGATGATAAACATTGTTGTTACATCGTTGCTTGCCGTGTTTCTACGGAAAGGTGTAAAGAGCGACACAAGTGGGTCTAATTAAGGCCATACTTGCGTTGTTCAAAGCCTTTCCTGCTTTGGAAAGGTTTTTTGTGCAAGTATCAAATGCAGTCAGAGAAGCAAACGCAGCACAGAGGTATGAGGACAAGCTTACTCATATTGATAACGCTATGCGTATCCACGGGTTGCCAGACGACGCCGAAGTACGAGAACGTCAAGGAACTGACGGCACACCCGCAGTTTCCGAGAGCGGCGTTTCACGCACCGGACTTCACACGACAAGCGATGAGAACGATAGCACGCCTTGAGTATGAGTTAGAAAGAGGTAACTAATGGCAACTACAGCAGTAACTCCCAGAACAAAACCTACGGTAAGTGCAGTCACAGCACGTACTAAAAGTTCTGTTAACGCAGTTACTGTTCGTACTAAGCCTACAAAAAGTTCAGTTACAGCAAGATGAGTGTAGAATATATACTGGATAGGGTCGGGAAGAAGCTGGGAATAAATCCTAACGATAATCACCAGCGTTCTATAATGCTGGACTACCTTAACGAAGCAGCCCAAGAACTCTACGAGGAGTCTGATATGGTAGGCAGTCTTACCGAGGACTCGTTCTATGTTCAAGGTGACAAGACAATAGCTCTGCCAAGTAATGTAAGCTCAATACGAGCTATGCGGGAAAAAGAAAGTCAGTATCCTTGGGTTCTCACAAACCTCACAGAACGCTACTCTCGGAATAACGTAGAACAGGACGACAGAACTTGGCGAGTGCGTGGCTACGAACCTTTCAAGGTAACACCAACAAGTTACTCAGGAATAAAAGCTACAGCTACACAAGCTATGCCTGAGATAACCTTGACCGTTGTTGGTACGCGCTCTGATGCTTCAAGGTTTGTAGAAGAAGTTGAGATGGATGGAACAAGTAACACCTTTTCAACTACGTTTACGTCTATAGAGTCTGTTATAAAGTCTGATGTTTGTACGTATGATATTAGCATAAAGCAGTCTGATGATACCGTGCTTGCGGTTATTCCAAATAACGAGAAAGAATCTCGCTATCTTATCTGTGATGTTAGTGAGTACCCTTGGGAATCTACGGCAACGCAGGATGACGAGCATACGCTTGAGGTTCTATATAAGAAAAAGCTTCCTTACCTTAGCAAAGATAGCGACGAGTTTCCGGCTGACGGATACGACAATATCTTAATAAACAAGGTTATGCAGTTATTCTTGGAGGAACAAGGCAAGATGGAGGAGGCTCGTATATACGACCAGAAAGCCTCGCGTAGTCTTGGCCGACGTAACGCCGATCTTGAGCGCGGACAGTTACAAAAAGTCAAGTTTGACAAGCATCCTCACGACAAACTTTCTGTATCCCTACTTAACAAGTATACAAAATCATCTAGAGCAGTTGGAATTTACTAATGGATTTTATACAACAGTCATTTTCAGGTGGCATGAACCTTGGTGTCGATGACACTAGGCTTGGCACTAATGAGTATGGACTTGCGTATAACATAAGGAATCGTCATGACGCTTTGGAGTGCGTGAAGAAAGCGAAAGCTTTTGATACTACGCCGACACTTGGAGGTTACAGTGCAACTGATCCAAAAATCCAAGGAATTATTTTTGTAGATCCTTGGTTTTTTGTTTTTGTGGACGGCGTATGCCTAAAGAAAGGCAAAGACAGCAGCACGTTTTCTACCGTATGGACTACATCCAGCACTCACACGAAACCTGCTGCATATTCAAACGGGGTAACAACCACAACAGGTACGATACAACTTTCTGCAAGTGCAGAGTTTGTGTACACAGCAGTTGTTCCGCCGTCTTATGATAATTTTGCAGCAGCCGCTGCTTCTTCGGATAATGCAAGCGCAGGTGGTAAGTCGGATTACACAAAGCGAATACCACCAACAGCAGCCGGTATTGTTGTACAGGACGGTACGAACAGGCCCAACTTAATTGAGATCGCAGCAGACGGAAGTGTTACTTGTCGTCAGCTTATGGGCTATGACCAATGGCAGAATTACTACGTTACCATAAACAACGCTGGTGGTTATAGCGCAGGTACTTCTACGTATACTGTTGATGCAACACCGGTACAGATTAACGCTGGTTCTGTTATTAAGTTTAGCGGGGGAGCCACGCTTACCGTTAGTGACACGAATTCTGCCGGAGATACTGCGCTTGCAGGTACGCTGGTAGGTAGCGTGGCAGATGATGAAGTTGGTATACTGGGTTTTCGTGAGTACGTGCCGGTGGGTAAGCAGATGGCATTTCACGGCGGCAAGCTTTATATAGCTTCTGCTGACGGAACAAAGCTTTACCATAGTGTTAGCGGTCGTCCTCTGGACTTCATGGTTCCCCTAGATAACAACGGTAATAAGATACACGCAGCAGAGTCTAGCGGGGGAGTTGAAGCTGTAGCTTATACAATAAGCAACGATCCAATTACGTGTTTGCGCTCCATGAATACTGATGAGTTGTTTGTGGGTGCGGCAAATTCCAGTTATGCGGTAAAACCAGATAGGGTAAACACGATATTTGGAGAGCCTACATTTACGAAAAAGTTTCTGTTTTCAACAGGCCCAGTAAATCAGAACGCTTATCTTGACCTGTTGGGTGACTCAGCTTTTATAGACAAGCATGGCATAAGATCGTTTAATGCTGTGCAGCAATCTGAAACCATAGCACGTAATGATATATTTTCTCGTCCTATTTCCGATATATTTGAGGGCGTTGTACAGGATGGAACATTTCAATGTGCAGTAGTTCATGATGGCTACGCTTTGTTTCACGTACTTACGAACTTACCAGAACAATACCTGACGATAGTTTATGACATGGCTACAAAAAAGTTTGTAAGCCTTGATCGTCAGGAAGTTAGTAGCACAGGAGTTACGTGGGGAGACGGTAACGCAGGGACGATAGATGTCTTTGACGCAAATACATACTGTACTCCGATAAGAGATATGGCTGTAGGAACTACTACGGCTGGCAATCAAGACTTGTTCGCTATTACAGATGATCCTAGTAGTAAGACTTTTTGGGTTAAGCATTTGTACGGCAGCAATGAGTTCGCCATGTCTCGCGTGGATACAAAAGCTTACTGTTCGGCGGAACCAAAGATAGAACTCAAGCCGTCAAACTTGAACCTCATGTTCAATAAGCCTTTTGAGGTGTTCCACTCGTTTAAGATAAACAACGCCAGCGGATACCCGCCTGGAGTATACCCTTCAACAGCAACAACAGAACTACTCAGCACTTCTCCCACAGGCTTATACATAACTGTAGACAATTTTAAGGAAGGTAGTACGGCTGTAACAGACGATAACCTTCCTGTACATAATACAACCTTGTTTTTTGACAGCGGTGCTACGCTTGTTTATAAGGAGTTCGCAACAGACGGGCAGGTAGGTAGGTCATTGAAAAATAGTTCTACCAAGGTTGCGGGTATTCTGTCTAACGCTGCTGTGTCTGATAATGATGAAGGTCGTAATGCAGGTTTTGTTGCAGTCAGTCAGTTTGTAGATGATAGCAGAACTGACGCAACGCATGGCGGGTTAAAAACCAGAGGCTTGCCTTTGATACAGTCAGGCGTAAGATTTCCTGTGGTTTTTCCTGCGGAGTTTGATATAAACACCCACGCTAACCTAGCTTTTAACTGGCAAGCCAGCGAGCAGGGTTGGAAGGTTAAGTACAGAATTTATTTACAAGGGTCTCCCAAGCTTTCGCAGTTAAGGCTTGAGGCTAAAGATGTGACGTTAAAGTCGTCACTTATTAACCAAGCATACTCAGCATGATATGTCAGTAGCAATAAACAGTTCAGTAACGAAGTCGGATAAGGTGACGCTGTTCACCAGTAAGGATGATTTTGATACGTGGTTAGCAGGGCTTACCGTACCGGCGGCTACGGGATCAACTTATGGCGTGGTAAAACAAGCTGCCGCTGTGTCTGATGTTTCAGGCAGTTCGGCTTCTAATAATCAAACAACAATAAATGCACTTCTCGCAAGTCTTAGGACAGCGGGTGTGCTGGCAACATAAGGAAATAGAGTTATGGGTAATGGATTTGGGTGGTCAGACGTAGTGCCTTCGTTAATAAATCTTGGTGTTAATTATGCCGTAGGTAAGTCAAATGAGAAGGACGCTGGTGACGTAGGTAAAGCGCAGGGTGAAGCTTACGCAGAGTCTTACCCTAAGATAATGGCAGCAATTAGGGACGAGCTAAGACCTACAGCAGCCGCAGAACTTGGAGTACAACAAGAGTTCGCTCCACAGCAGCAAAGACTAGCCTATGAGCAGCTTGTAGGTAGTGAAGAGGCGAAGAGACTTCCCGCCGGGTACGTGCCGGGTATCCGTGAATACGCACAACTTGGAGCAGACGTAGATAATATCTCACGTAGAGGTGCTGCTGGTACAGACTTGGATATAATGAGACTCCAAGGGCCGTACATGGCTGAGTCTACGATGGATCAGTTGGCTATAACTGACCAACCTTGGCTGCAATCCAGAGACCTTGGCAGACAAAAAGTAGCTGAACTTCTCGGAAGCATAAACATGGGTGGCCTCTCTGGTGGAGAACGCGCAGAGATTGAGCGCATGAACGCACGGCGTAATATGCAGCGTGGTCAAGCGGGTGGTGGCGGAAACTTAACTGCAATAGAAAACGCTATGCAGTTTGGCTCTCGGCTAGATCAGAAGCGCAGTCAATTAGGTCAAGCTTTACAGACTGCTACAAATTTTATGGCTGGCTCACGCTCTGGTTTTGATCCTATACAGGCCACGCTTGGTAGAAGTAGTGGTACGAATCAGATAGCTGGCAACTTCCAAGGCGTGCAACCTGTTCAGAATTATATG